GCCCTCTCACCGTTACCGTGGCTCGCCCTTGTTGCGCCAGGTGTCGCATTGGTCGCGACAGGACTACTGAAGGACTTTGAATGAGACTTCTGGACAGGTTGCGAACCAGCGATTCGGCAGAATCAGAACGATCAACCGCTTTGACTTTCGAAGACGTCCTCACGATGTTTGCCTTCAACGGCAACATCTATCAAGGAATGTCATCGCCGCTTCGATCTCCTGGCACACCCATCGCAGCGAACTTCCCCGGTTTCGTCCAAGGTGTTTACAACTCGTCTGGAATTGTGGCTGCTGCGATCACAGCGCGCGCGCTACTCATGTCACAGATTCGTTTCCAATGGCGCAGTCTTCTGCAAGGTGAGACCGGTCGACTGTTCGGCACGACAGAACTAGCAGTTCTCGAGCGGCCAGGTGATCTATCACGCGCCGAGCTGTTGTATGCGGCTGAGCAGCACAACAGTCTCGCCGGCAACGCATTCTTCTACCGCAACAACAACCAACTTCGTCTTCTCCGACCCGATTGGGTGACGATCGTCTTCGGTTCCTACGAATCCGATGTGGACCCGACCACACAGCTCGACGCTGAACTTGTCGGATACACCTATCAGCCCGGTGGCATGACATCGAAGAACGATCCGATTTTTCTCGCCCCTTCTCAGGTGGCGCATTGGAAGCCGGAACCAGATCCGATGTTTTGGTGGCGTGGACAGTCATGGATCGGTTCAGTTCTCGCTGAAATCCAAACTGACTATCAAGCCACCGAGTTCAAATCCAAGTTCTTCGCCAACGCCGCCACACCACAGCTGATCGTAACTCTTGATCCACATACAACTCAGCAGCAAGCCACCGACATCGCCGCTGTCATAAATCAACGCCACGAAGGCTCCCGCAACGCCTACAAGACCCTCGTCCTCGGTGGCGGCTCCGATGTGAAGGTTGCCGGATCGAACCTCGCGCAGTTGGATCTCAAGAACACTCAAGGCGTCGATGAAACCCGAATCGCTTTACGCGCGCGTGTGCCAGCCACTCTCCTCGGCATCTCCGAAGGTCTCGCCGGCTCGGCTTTGAACGCCGGCAACTACAGCCAGACTCGCCGAATGTGGTCGGACGCCTGGTTCACCCCCATCGCTCAGAACCTCTGCGCCTCGATGGAACGAATCCTCACCCTGCCAGTCGGTACGCCTTGCGAATTGTCTTTCGATCCATCTCAAATCATGTTCTTGCAGGAGGATCGGAAGGACGAAGCGGACATTCGAGCCACACAGGCACAGTCGATGCGTCAGCTCGTCGAAGCCGGTTATGCGCCGGACACGGTCACGAAGTTCATTGCCACAGGCGACACAACCGTGCTGCAACACACCGGAGTGTTCTCAGTGCAGCTACAGGCTCCGACGAACGGTGACGAAAATGCCGTATGACGTCAAGGAAGGCGTCGAGGGCTGCTCCGGTTGGGCGGTTGTGAAAACCGAAACCGGTGAGATCATGGGCTGTCATACCACCAAAGGTGAAGCCGACGACCAACTCACCGCTTTGAACATCGCCGAATACGGTGACGACAGTCGCGCCGTCGATTCCTTCGAAACCACTGCCGGCATGAAAGAAGAAGCGCAGCGTGGACTGGATTGGCGCAGCGAGTACGGTCGAGGAGGAACCGCCATTGGTATCGCACGCGCACGCGACATCGTAAACGGTCGCAACCTCCCACTCCGAACCGTCAAACGAGTCAAGGCATACTTCGACCGCCACGAGATTGACAAGCAAGGCCAAGGATGGTCACCAGGCGAAGACGGTTATCCCTCCAACGGTCGCATCGCATGGGCTTTATGGGGTGGCGATCCGGGTCGCACATGGGCGGAGAAGATCGTGGCAGCAAACGATGAAAGGTCCGAAATCATGGACACACGAAGCATCGACGGCATCTACCCCGTCACACCACTCCAAAACCATCTCTACGAGATGCTCGAGGACACCGTCGACATCTTTGGAATGTTCGACCAAGGCATCGGCGCACAAGGCGCGCATTATGTCGGACCCGACCTCAACCCATTCATCGAAGAAGGCATGGTGTGTTCAAACTGTGCTTTCTATGAAGGACCGCGTGCCTGTGAAGTAGTATCCGGCGACATTGATCCAAACGCCATCTGCAAGTTCTGGGTCATCCCCGAAACCCTGCTCAACATCGAAACCCCGAGCGAACTCACCGTCGAGGAAGAACCCATGATCGAAATGGAATCGGCCCGCTCCACCGAAACACGCGCAGACCTCTACCGTGACGTGCCATTCGAAGTGCGCGCCACCGAAGAAACCGGCGACGGTCTCACCCTCACCGGCTATGCCGCCGTCTTCAACCGCTCCACCATGATCGACAACTGGGAAGGACGTTTCGAAGAGCGCATCCGACCCGGTGCATTCAAGCGTTCCATCAACGCCAAAATGCCTGTCCTACAGTTTGAACACGGACGACATCCCCTCCTCGGTTCCATGCCACTCGGACAGATCACCAAACTCCGAGAAGACGACCACGGCCTCTACGTTGAAGCACGACTCGCCGACAACTGGCTGATCCAACCAGTGCGCGATGCAATCGCCTCCGGTTCCATCGACGGCATGAGCTTCCGCTTCCAAGTTGTACGCGACAGCGTCGACGAATCCGGAGACCTCCCCGTCCGCACCCTCGAAGAAGTCAAACTTCTAGAACTCGGTCCGGTCGTCTTCCCCGCTTACGAAGCCACCACCGTTGGTGTACGATCTGCCGATCTTTCACCGCTGTTCTCTCTGCCCCAAGACGATCGCCATGCGATCGCTAGGGCACTTGTTCTCGGCACCCAACCCGAACCCGCCAGCGATGGCACTTCGGCAAGGCCCGCCGACATCGACCAGGACTCGCATTCGCACTCCGGTCTGACCCCCAACCAACGCAGCGCACAACTGCGCGAAATCGAAGGAGTCCTCTAATGGACGAGAAGATCCTTCGCGAAGAGGTCGAGTACGTCAAGGCTGTTCTTCGCGAAATGCACGCGGACGCTGAAGAGCGTTCGTTCGACCCAGATGACCAGGCCGCGTGGGACGCTGGCGTGGAGTTCGTTCGCACCTCCGAGGCCGCTCTTGTGGCCCTCGAGGAGCGGAAGGCTCGCATCGCCGAGTTCGCACCGGTCGCTGAAGAGACAGGAGACGGAGCCGTGGCCCCGATCAACGTCAACACCCACACCGCACGCGACGCGTTCGATCACAGCACCCTCACCACCGATGGTGGTTCGGAGCTTCGTGGCCGTGCGCTCGACGTCATCGAGAAGCATCTGCCCTCGTATGTCGACGATTCGGCACGCGAGAACGCCACCCGCCTTCTCGAGCGTCGCAGCAGTGACGCCGACATCGTCGCCCGTCACATCGTCCGCACCTCCTCGCCGGAATACCTCCGTGCGTTCGAGGAGTACGTCGAGAACCCGCAGGCTGGAATGCCTCGCATTCTCACCAAGGCTGAGGCCCGTACCGCCATGTCGCTCACCGCGGCCAACGGTGGCGTCCTCGTCCCGCAGTTCCTTGATCCGACGATCATCCTCACCAACACCGGCTCGTCGAACCAGGTTCGTCAGATCGCGTCGCAGGCGTCGATCACTGTCGATCAGTGGGATGGCGTCACCTCCGCTGGTGTGACCGCCGAGTGGCTTGCCGAAGGCACCGAGGCCGCTGATGCGACCCCGACGTTCGTCGGCCCCACCATCACGGTCCACAAGGCTGCTGCGTGGCTGTTCGGTTCCTATGAGGTCATCGCCGACTCGGGCTTCGCTCAGGTCGGAGAACTCATCGCCGACGCCCGTGACCGTCTCGAAGAGGCCGCTCACGTCAACGGAACCGGATCGGGTCAGCCCTATGGCCTCATCACTCGCCTCTCCGGAACCGGCCCCGTCGTGAACGGCACCTCCGGAGCTGCCGGTGCAGCCGACCTCGTCGCCGCTGACGCCTACGCCTTGGACAATGCCCTTGGCGCACGCTTCCGCAGCAACGCCTCGTTCCTCGCCGCACGCGCTACCTACAACAAGTTCCGTCAGGCCACCGACGCCAACGCGAACTTCTGGGCAGCGTTCGGTGGTGGACAGCCGGCGCAGATGATCGGCTACCCGACCTACCAGAACGAGTCGATGGACACCACCATCGTCTCCGGCTCCAACGACTTCGTCCTCATCCTGGGCGACTTCAGCAACTACAAGATCATCGACCGCATCGGCGTCGAGATCATGTACGAGCCGATGGTCAAGGGCTCCAACCAGCGTCCGACTGGCCAGGCCGGCTGGTTCGCCTTCTGGCGCACCGGCGCAGACGTGCTCACCTCCAACGCCTTCAAGGTGCTGAAGGTCTGAGCGTCTGACGTGAAGTGAACCGGTCCTCCCATCGTCGGGGGTGGGAGGACCGGTCCACACTTCCCCGACATCCCCGACAAAGGAACCCCGAATGACCCCGAAAGTTTCGATCGGCATCATCTACGGCAGCTTCGAACCAGACTTCGTTTTTTCGCTTCTAGCGTTGAAGTCATGGGACGACAAAAACCGGAAGGTGCTGGATCATCCCGGCTGGCTTATCGCACAGGCAGGCACGAACCTGCCGCAACAGCGAAACAGTGTTTGCCGCACCTTCCTCGAAGGTGACGCCGACTGGCTGCTGTTCATCGACACCGATCAGCGATTCCGATTCGACCTTGTCGATCTGATGCTCGAATCAGCCGATGAGAAAGAACGTCCGGTCCTCTCGGCCCTCATCATGGCTGAGAAATGGAATCCACATCATCGAATAGTCCCCGCTTGCATCGGCTTCGAATCACTTGATCCGCCGACACCGAGGGAATACATCACGATCCCAGCCGAACAGCATTGGCAAGTCGGAGCAGTCGGCTCCGGCTGTGTCCTCATCCATCGAACCGTCCTACAGAAAATCTGGGATGCGAACCGCAAAGACGCACAGCCCTGGTTCAAATACGTTCAATGGGATTACATCGACCAAGACACCGGCGAAGAAGTCCACGACATCATGGGCGAAGACTATGTGTTCAGTCTGCGCGCGCAAGGCGCAGGATTCCCCTGCTATGTGGACACAACTATCGAGGTCGGCCACATCAAGAAACGGACCCTCACGACCCGTGACTTCTGGCCGCAAGTACCACCAGAACTTCTGCCGATCCGAACCGTCGCCATCATCCCCGTCAAAGACAATCTGAAAATGACCAAGAATCTGGTCAAACAGTTACATGACCAAGGCGAACACGACGGCATTCTCATCCTCGACAACGGCTCAAACCCTGAGACGCGCCGTTGGCTTGGCGCGCAAACGTTCGCCAAAGTCATCGACTGTGCCGGCATGGGAATCCATCAAATGTGGAATCTTGGAGCCGAATGGGCGATGCAACATCACCCCAAATCAAACATCGCATTCCTCAACAACGACATCACCATCGGCGAACGATTCCTGTCCCGCCAGGCTGAGCTGCTCAGATCCGATCCGCAGCTCGCCGCTGTCTGCCCCAACTATGACGGCCGACCCGCCACAGAACCGCTAGTGCAGTTGCATGGGATCTGCGCCGACCGTTACGACGGAACCGGAGGTCTCGCCGGTTTCGCATTCATGGTCAAATCGGATTGGTTCGAACAAGGATGGCGATTCCCCGAAGACGCTATGTGGTGGTTCGGAGACAATGATTTGACTCTGTCAATGGACATGGCGAACGCCTGGTACGGCATGGTCACCGATGTGACCGTCAAACACATTGACGGGGGAGGCAAAACCGGCGACTGGACTGACCCTCAAATGCAAGCCCAACTCGCACGCGACAAAGCAGCGTTCCTTCGACGTTGGGCACGTCACGGAGTCACCGTATGAACGTCGCCTTGCTGGTCATTACCGACGGCCGATGGGATTACCTGCAACGCACCCTCCAATCGGCGATCGAATGTCTGAACTATCCGTTCGCGCAGCGACTCCTCGTCGACGATTCTGGCGAACCGCTTGGCTTCGCCCCAGACGGATTCGATGTCATCCGCAATCAACCGAGAAAAGGACTCGCCGGTGCTATCCAAACCGGCTGGGATCATCTCAACGACGACATCGACTTCATCTTCCATCTCGAGGACGACTTCGTCTTTCCCGAGCCGGTTGACATTCCGTGGATGATCGAATACCTCCAAGCCGACCCTTCTCTCGCTCAGATCGCGTTGCATCGTCAACCGTGGTCGCCAGAAGAACAGCAAGCTGGCAGCATCTACAACCTTGATCGGACACGGTTTCAACAACTGCCAGGATGGCTTCGACAACGTCACCTGTTCACATTCAACCCGTGCCTGTATCCACGCGCCATCACCCGCTATCCAGCCGGTTTGGAAGCAGACCTAACCAAACGGCTCTTAGATGACGGCTGGCAATTCGGCTATCTAGGCGATCTCGACGACGAGCCACGCTGCATCCACATCGGAATCCGCCGATCCCGAGATTACAAACTATGAATCCGATCGTGATCCTCTGCGCTGGCGGTCACGGTCAAGACGTCGCCGCCATCCTCCGAGCCGGCAATCAGCCTTTCGCCGGATACCTTGATGACGAAGCCGATGGTCCCGACATTCTCGGCCCATGCCTCGATCTCGAACTGTATGACCGCTATCTGATCGGCCACAACGATTCAAGGATTCGGGAACGATTGGACCGTCCGGATGGGGCGGCTACCGCTATCGACCCCTCAGCGGCCGTTCATTGGACGCTACAGGCCCTCCCAGGCGTCGTGGTGGGTCCACATACCACAATCGGCCCCAAAACCCGTCTAGGGCGACACAGCCACGTCAACGGGAACGTCTTTATCACACGCGCCCAAATCGGCGACTTCGTCACCATCGGACCAGGAGCCGTCATCTCCGGCGATGTCACCATCGGAGCCGGCTGCCAGATCGGAGCCGGAGCTGTCATCTCCAACCTCGCCACACTCAACCCTCGAGTCACCATCGGAGCCGGTGCCGTCGTCCTACCCCGTCAAGAACTGCCACCGAACTCCACATGGGTCGGAGTTCCTGCTAGGAGAATCAAATGACCGTCGCAGCCATCACAATGGTCCGAGACGAAGCCGACATCATCGGCCACACCATCACCCATCTCCTCAACCAAGGCATCGACCACATCCTCATCGCCGACAACATGAGCGTCGACGACACCGGCTTCATCCTCCAAACCTTCAAAGAAACCGGACAGGTCACAGTCGTTGAAGACACCGAAGTCGGCTACTACCAAGACCAAAAGATGACGACCCTCGCCCATCAGGCACACAGCCTGTTCGGAGCCGAATGGATTATGCCATTCGACGCCGACGAGTATTGGTACTGGACCGACGGCACCCTCTCCGAGTTCTTCCAGCAAGCTGAAGCCGATGTTTACACCGCGACCGGCTGGGACCACATCGCCACCGACGACGACGATCCAATCAAATCCAATCCGTTTCGACGCATCAATCATCGCCGCCAATCACCACAGAAAATGGGCAAAGCCTTCTTCCGCTATCACCCCGACGTTTGGATCGACTTTGGAAACCACTTCATCTTCAATCATCCCGGCATCCCAGCAACCGGATTGAACTATCGCCACTTCCAATACCGTTCTTTCGAACAACTCGTCACCAAACTTCGAAACGGAGCAGCAGCCTTCCAAGCCACCAACCTGCATCCCACCTACGGGGCGCATTGGCGACAAGCCGGAAAACTTGACGACTCACAGCTCTGGGCGATGTGGCGCAAACTTTGCGAAGAGCCAGGACTCATCGAAGATCCGATCCGATGACCATCTCCATCATCATCCCCACATACAACCGGCTTGAACTCACCCAAAACTGTCTCGCCTCCATCCACCGACATGATCCGGTTGACGAGATCATCATCGTCGACAACGGCTCCACCGACGGCACCGCCAAAATCGCCACCATCGCCAACCCCGACAATCTCGGCTTCGCCGCCGCCTG